CTGGAATGCCAAACGATTGCATAATAGCAACTTATCCTGAAAACTTAGTTGTAGCATCTAATGTTGGAACGGATGTAACTTCTGTTCAAATTATTCCTACGTATCAATACGATGGAAGTGATCAAGTTAGAATTGTTATGAGATGGGCTTACGGGGTTGGAGTAGGTATTCCAACTGATGGAGTATTCGGATCTTCTGTTCATGCATAAATTGATTATAAAGGGAGTTGAAATATACTCCCTTTTAACTTAAAAAAATATATAAAAAATGGCTTGTAATACGGTTTCAGGAAGATTAGTTTCATGTAAAGATTCTGTTGGGGGTATAATAAAAGTTTATATTGCTCCTTACAAATTTAACTTTGCAACTGATTGGGTTTTGGCTACAAATAATAATGGTTTAATTGACACACTTGCAAATTCAGATGAATTATTTGTATTTGACGTTAGACCTAATTCAAGTAGTTACACATCAAATATAACGACTGATCCTGCAACAGGTTCAACAGCAGTTGAGCAAGTCGCAGAATTGGCATTTCATAAAATAGATGACAATGATTTTAAATCCCTTCAAGCATTAATAGTTGGTAGATTTCAAGCATTTGTTTTGGATGCAAACCACAATGTTCATTGTATGGGTTATTTTTGGGGAGCAGAATGTTCAGGCGGTGCAATGGTAACAGGACAAGCAAAGGGAGATATGTCAGGGTTTAATATAACCCTTACTGCGAATGAACCTAGAAATATAGCGGTTAAAAAAGGAGGTGGAATTCCAGGAACATCAAATTATCCTTTTGATGGATTGACATATTCAGGTGGTGCGGCAATAACATTGACTAACGGTAGCTACCCAACATTATAATAAAACTTTCATATTCTGTTTTGAAAAAGAGGGCACATTTGACGATGGTTTGTCCTCTTTTTTTATGCTTTCACTAAAAAAAACCACATTTGCAAACTTTTAAAAACTTACGTCTGTTAATTCATTTTCTCGGGGTAGCTAATGTATTTAGACGGGAGAGGGTAGAAAGTGGCTTAAATCAAAGATTTTACGCATTAAATAAGGTGCTATAATTTTACATATATAAAAACAAAAACATTAATTTTATATTTATAAAAAAGAAACTACGATGGCAAAATTAAAAGTAAAAGAAGAATACAAAGACAAAAAAATTGGTGGGTGGTTAACTACTTTAGGAAATATGCAACCTCATCAATTAGAAGAAATTAAAATAATGTATGGCGATTCTTGGTTTGTAAAAACTTCTAAAAAAAGTGAATAGATGATAGATGCAGAAGTTACAAGTTCTAAAAAAACTGTTAGAATTCTTGCAAACATATTAGATAGTATGTGGATTGAGAATTCAAACAATGCATTTATACCTACAATAAAAATAAAAAACAAAGAAACTAACAAACAAAAGTTAGTAAAACCTTACTTGTGGTATTTAGAAGAAAAAAAAGAAGTTGTAAATTTGTTTATACAAACTTCATCTATTGCAACTGATGAAGATTTAACTAATAGTTCAGCATCTACAAATGGTGGTTGTGTTCAGTTTGGGACGAATGATTTTCCATATGGACTTTATGAATTAACTGTTCATTATAATCAAAATAATTCTGCAAATAATAGTAGCGACTTTTATAAAGTGTTTTTTGAACATTTGCTAGTTAGTCCTTCAACAGACAATGATAAAGAAATTAAATGGACATCTTATATTTCTACAAAAGACAGTAACCCAAATGAAACATATATAACTATTTAACATGGCTAAAAACAAAAAAAATTATGATGTTTCAGTAGTGAATTTATCTCACTATAATATACCTCATATAATTGAAGACGATAGAAAAAATTGGATCTCATTTGGAGAAGATAATTTATATCCACAATACCTTATAGAATTGTTTGTGGGTTCGGGTATTCACTCTGCAATAGTAAAAGGAGTTTCATCAATGATTGCAGGCGATCAAGATGGAACATTACAGGGAATAGATGTAGCAGAAAAAGAGAAATTTAATGAATCACAAAAAGAACAATATCTACAATTAACAAAACTCCTAACTGACAGTAATCATAATACTATAAAACATCTTTCATTTGATTTAAAATTATTTGGAGCATGTTATATAAATGTCATATGGAATAAAGCAAGGACACGAATAGCAGAAATAAAACATATTCCTGCACAATATATTAGAGTTGGAAAATGTGATGCTTTTGGAAAAATTAACGAATACTATTATTGTTACGATTGGAATGATACTAGAAAACATCCTCCACAAACAATAAAAGCATTTGATGAAAAAAACAGAACGGATGCAAGTCAAGTATATTGCATAAAAGAATACAATCCTCAATCGTTTTATTATGGACTACCTGATTACATAGGTGGTGCGGATTACATACGTTTAGACATGTCAGTAGCGGAGTTTCATTTAGCGAATTTAGATAATGGCTTTTTTCCTAGTGCAATGATTAATTTTTCAAATGGGGTTCCAACAGAAGAAGAAAGGAGAGAAATAGAACGAAAAATTAACTCTAAGTTTGTTTCAGGGGGTAACGCGGGAAAAATAATTATGACGTTCAATGATGGCAAAGATCACACTCCTGAGGTTGTCCCATTAACACCTAACGATAACGATGATTCATACCAATTTTTATCTACCGAAGTATCACGAAAAGTGCTAACCTCACATCGTGTAACTAGCCCTTTATTATTTGGAGTAAAAGGAGATGGAACAGGGTTTGGAAATAATGCAGACGAATTACGTGATTCATATTCACTTTTTAATAATACGGTAATTTCTGTATTTCAAAACACTTTAATAGATGGTTTAAAAGAATTATTTAAAGTAAATAAAATAACACTTCCTATATATATAAAAACATTAAAACCTGCAGATTTCTTAGATTTAGATTCTTTAAAAGTTATGGATGAAGAAGATCAAGAGAAAGAGGGGGTAGAACAAACCATGTCGGAAAAGACGATTGAGCAATTAAGAGAGATAGTAAACCAACATGATAAAAAAAACTTATCTAAACACATTGAAATAAACGATGAAAACGAAAAAGTTTGTTTAGCATACTTTGATGAAATAGGAATAGAAGTAAACGATCACATGTGGTTTGAAGCACACTCAGAAAAAGCAGAACCCGATACTATTCCAAAATACCATGAATTTGCATATGCTCCTGCGGGTAAACCAAATGCTATAACAAGAGCATCGGATATTGGTATGTTTAGATTGTTGTATAGATATGTAGGACCTATTTCACACAATAGTAGATCCTTTTGTCAAAAAATGGTAGCAAAGTCAGAAAGCGGAACATTATATACTGTTGAAGATTTAAAAAAGGCAAGTAGTAGAGCGGTCAATAAAGGTTTCGGTCCTAAAGGCACAAATAAATACGATATATTTTTATACAAAGGAGGAGTTAATTGTAAACATTATTGGGAAAGGGTTTGGTATTTTAGAAAACAAGTTCCTGAAGGGTATACATATGTAGATGATGAAGGAAATACATACGAGGGTGGAGAATTTTTACCTAATGGAACATTAAATAGATTTAAAGAAGTTTCACAATCTTTTGCAAATTCAATGGGGGTTACTCCAAAAGTGGATGACAGTTATGCAAGAAAAGTAGGAGATTATAGATTAAAATAATATGGCAACAAATCACGTAGTTTTTATAACAAGAAATAGATTAATAAAAGACACTCCATTATCGGATACTATTGATGCAGATATTATTATGCCTGTAATTTTGTTAGCACAAGACAAATATATATATCCTAAATTAGGAGATGATTTATATAATAAATTAAAAAATGATATAGCAGATGGATCACTAGAAGATGATTATAAAACACTCGTTGAAAATTATATACAAAAATCATTAGTTCAATTTGCTTTTGCAGAATTATTACCCGTATTACGATTAAAATTTAGTGGTCACTCGGTAACTCAAATGAACAACGAACAAGGAAATGGAGCAACATACGAAGAATTAAAACCTATTATGGAAAACGCAATTAATATGGGAGAATTCTACATGAAAAGAATGATAGATTATATTTCAAATAAAACTGATTTATTTCCTGAATATAGTTCTAATACGGGTGGAGAATTAAGTCCTTCTAAAACATCATACTATTCAAATATGAATGTAGATTTTAACCCTGATTTTAAATCTAATAAATTAAAAGCGTGGGCACAAGGAACAGGTCTTTCTAAATATATTGATATATGTTAAGAAAAAGCAAACCAAGAAATAGGAATATCCTATTGTTAAAAAAATATATTAAAAAACTATTAAAACATGGCAAGTCCAGTAAAACTAACAGACAAAACAGCGCTAACGGAAGTTGGTAGTGGAGATTTTTTACATGTTGTAGATATTTCAGACACCACTTCATCATCTGCAGGAACGAGTAAAAAACTAGAAGCAGGATATTTAATACATACAAAAAAAACAACTATAATTAATAGTGATGTTCAAAAATTAAAATATAATAATACTCCTGTTGCAGTTTGCGATGCTCCACCAACAGGTCATATTGCAATACCTTTAAGGGTTTTTTTACATTGTTATTGGGATGCGGGAGCAACGCAAGAATCATCTTCTGATAATTTATATTTTGGATATTTAAATCCTACCACAAACAAGCCAATTAGTTTATATTATTATTATTTAGATTATAAAAACGATCTTATGAATAATATAAACACTTCTGCATCAGGATCAAGAATGTGGAGTTTGTATTCAACAGGATCTAGCCAATTTAATTCAGGAATTTCTTTTGGAGTAGGAACAACTATTCCGATTTTAAATTCAAAATTAGGTGTTTGGTCAAACGATAGTTTTAATGGTGGATGGAATATGGATGTTTATTGCACTTATCAATTTTTAAAAATAGCTTAATATGGACGATAAATTTAAATTATTATTTCTTGAATTATTAATGGAAAATGCGATAGCTAGTAACAACAAAGATAAGTTAGAAAAATGTATTGCATTAAAAGATGAGTTATTGGAAACCATAGAAAACACTCATTTAGAAACAATAGTTACATCTACACATATTAATAATGTTACAGATGCTATTAATAAACATAAAGCTAAAAAATAATGAAATTAGTTTTATTCATATTATTATTTCCATTATTAAGTTTTGGGCAATTTTACAAATACTCAACTGTATATGGTGGTTATTCCATGAATTCTACAATGCAACCCGTAGAAACTTATCAGTATATAAATAATGAATTGATTGAAACAACTAATGAATTTGGATCCAATTATCGTTATCAAATAGGAATAAAAAAAATAGGTAGATACAAATTTGAAAAAAAACCTAAATTCTATTACGACGGAAAAGAAAATAATGCTACTATTCACAGATCTCCGATTGGTAATTTTGAATACTTATTACAGTATGAAAAAATCAAAGACCGAGGAATAGAGTATACAAATAGTGATTTTTGGTTTCGTTATACAGGAAAAAATTATATAGCTAAAATACAATCATCTAACAATGGTTACGTGGATCTTAATTACAAGCTAGTAGATTTGCGTTTTAAGGCTAATTTTAGCGATTTTCAGGCAACTTTGGGTGTAATTGGTAGAAATCATAGGATTTATAGTATTAATCCATTTAAAAAAGATTTTCCAAATTACAATAATTTTGATTCAATACAGGAGCAATTAGGTATACAAAGCGAATCAGCTTTTGTTGATGCAAATATGAATGGATATATGGATAGATGGGAAGATGCATATACAATATGGACAAATCAAGATGGCGATACAATCGCAAATTCAATACAACAGGCACACAATTTTTATGCAGATTACGTAGAAGAATATAATAAAAGAGAAATGGATCTATTGGGTAATCAAAATACATTATCTATTGTTGCGGGATTATCATATTATAAATACGCAGAAAATTGGTTTGTTTTATTGTATGGAAATTATTTATTTAAAAGTTTTGCATTAACAGAATATGGACATGAAGGGATAGATTATGATTTTGGTATTATAGGTAATTTAAAATTGACTAGAATCTTATCTCTTTATACTGATATAAATTATTTGAAGTATTTTGATAGAAAAAATTACTCAATAAATTTAGGACTTAACATTTTAATTATATAAATATGGAATTATTAAAAAAAATAACATCTAGTAAGAAATTTTGGTATGCAGTAGGAACAATTTTTCTATTGTTTTTTTCAGATAAAATAGGAATTAGCGACCAAGCGGTAAATAATGTAGTATTAATAGCGATTGCTTTGCTTATTAGTCAAGGACTAGCAGATAAAAGTTGTAAGAAATGAAATTAAATGAAAAAAGCGAATTCACTTTAGATTTAAAAACAATAATAATGGTTGTTGGCTTTATTGTTGGTATTTCTACGACTTATTTTACATTAAAAGCAGAAGTGGAGTTAGCAAAAACCTTACCGAAAATGCCTATTAGTGAAAAAGAATTTGAATTAAAGGATGAATTAATACGAAAAACGATCATGTCAAATGCAGATAGATTAGAAAAGGTAGAAAAAAGTTTAGAAAGAATAGAGGAGCGGGTTTATGAATTAAAATAATTAAAATGAAAAATTTTTTATTGATAGTATTTTATGTTGTAGCCATGTGGTTTTTCGGAGTTGTGGCTTGTAATGGTCAAGTTTCGGTTATTCATTATAATAGTGAATGGAATAGCGATAATGATTTTAATATAACAACATTAAAAGAATGTAAAAAAGAGAATGTTATTATATGTCACAATCCTGAATTGAAAGACAAATACGATATTATTTCTGTTCCTACAATTATAATTTTTGACGATGGAATAGAAGTAGACCGATTTGAAGCAAACTTAATGTTAGAGTTAACTTGCACAAAAAAAGATATACAAAAAGTAATAGATAAAATAATGTTAAAGCGATTTGAATAATGAAGGATGTTTTGGCAATACTAATTTTTTTATCTCTAGCAACTTTAAATGTATTATTAATAAGTTATTTATCTAAAATATGAAACTATCTAAAAACTTTACACTTTGGGAATTTGAAAAATCTGAAACTGCAAAACGAAAGGGATTATCAAATAAACCTAACATTGACCACATAGACAATTTGCAGGAATTAGTAAACAATCTATTACAACCATTACGAAATTCAGTTGGATCAATAAGGGTAACATCAGGTTTTCGTTCTACTGAATTAAATAAAGCAATCGGTGGAGCACATAAAATAATTGACGGAAAATATATAGCAACTTCACAACACTGCAAAGGTCAAGCGGCAGATATACAATACTACAAAGATGGCAAAATGGATAATAGAGTGTTGTTTAATGCTGTTTTAGAATTGGGTTTAGAATTTGATCAAATGATAGAGGAGTTTGATTATAGTTGGATCCATATTTCTTTTAATTGTAAAGGTAATAGAAATCAAATTTTAAGCGCTTATTCAGACAATGGAAGAACAAGATATAAAGACATAACAAAAGATTATAAATAATGAAATTTTTAAAAAACTTATTTGGTGGACTTAATTTAGATGTTAATAAACTCGTTGATAATGTTGTGACAACGGATGCCGAACGAAAAGAATTAAAAATTAAATTTAAAGAATTGATATTAAATGCACAAGCTAATGCAGAAGAACAAATAACTAGAAGATGGGAAAGTGATAATCAAGCGGGGTGGTTACCTGCAAACATTAGACCTTTGACATTAGCTTTTTTAGTTGTTTCAACTGTATTATTAATTTTTATTGAAGGTGGAGTAATTGATTTCAATGTTAAAGATAATTGGATTGATTTACTACAACTCGTTTTAATTACGGTGATTGGTGCTTACTTTGGTGGGCGAAGTTTTGAAAAAGTTAAAAAAACATAAAAGTAAAAAAAACTCATAGATTACGATTAACTAAATCGGAGCATGATCTAATCAAAGACATGCGACAACGGGAGAGTTATGGTGTAGATAATTTGTTGTGTATAGGAGATTTACACGAACCCTTTTCTTTAGATAGTTATTTAGAATTCTGCATATCCAAATACAACGAATTTAATTGCACAGAAGTTGTTTTCATAGGGGACATCATTGATAACCACTACGCCAGTTACCATGAGACATACGGGGGTAGTGAATTAATGACAGGATCTGATGAATTAGATTTTGCAATAGAAAGAATTTCACGTTGGTATAAAGCCTTTCCAAAAGCCACTGTAATAATTGGGAATCATGATCGCATGGTTTCAAGAAAGGCACAGACAAGCGCTATTCCTAGCAAATGGATAAAATCATATAAAGAAGTATTAGAAGTTCCAAATTGGAATTTTGTAGAACGATATGTAAAGGATGGAGTTCAGTATTTACATGGAGAGGGCGGAACGGCTAGAACAAAATGTAGATCAGATATGATGAATACTGTTCAGGGACATTTACACACACAAGCATACTGCGAACATTATGTAGGACAAAATTTTAGAGTGTTTGGGATGCAAATTGGATGCGGGATCAATCATGAGACATATGCAATGGCATATGCGAAATACGGAAAGAAACCCGCAATCGGTTGTGCAGTGATTTGTAATTCAGGAAAATTACCAATAAATTTGTTAATGAAATTATGAATAAACAAAAACATACATATAGTAAATCAATAAGTTTGGAAGTTGAATATAAGTATGATGAAAATTATAAAAAGGTATACAACCTAAAAAAACTTAAAAGGCAATTTAAAATGATTGCTAATAAGTATAAAAAATAATCATCTTATAAAGGGGGTGTATATACAGATTGTTTTAATGTCGTCTCCGCAATCTGAATATGTGTTCTAATATATACCCCTTTTTTTTCTTTTAATTATATCTGTTATATAAATTTTTTTTTATTTTTTCTCCTTTTCTGTTGCATTATATATAAATTATTTTTTATATTTGGTGTATAATTGTTCGGGTAATATATTTTCCAACTAATCCGAATTAATGAGAAAAGAGCAGAAAACCAATGTTGCGAACAATTATAAGAAATACAAGTTGTGCAGGTTTAATTACCTTTAAATTCATACCGGTATTTCATGTAGGATCAGGAGCAGGTAAGAAATGAAAAAAGATATTAGTATTATCGTTCCTGATCTTACAAATTAAAATAGTTATAAATTAAAATTAGAACACAAAATGGAAACAAAATTCAAATTAGACAAATTTAGCCTTTATTTAGATTTAGGCTTTACACCCAAAGAAGTTGCAACATTATCTATAACACTTGATTATAGAAAAGAGGAATTTATTAGAAAAATATCTGAAGCAAGAAAAGATATTATTGATTATCCTGATCTAGCAGAATCGTTTGTTGATAATATAAAGTATTGGGAAGGAGAAATAAAACATATAGAAACATTAATTGATAAACTAAATATCAACCCTAATAAATGGATAAGCGATGAAAATAAATAAATTGATATTAGTAATGTGTTTTACTTATATGATAGGAAGATTTCTAACCACTTTAATTTTTGGAATATGAAAAAACAAGATGAATTTTTATTTCAAAGCGGTGCATCTAATTGTTGTGGCGCTCCCGTTTATGATGATCACGAAATTTGTTCAGAATGTAAAGAACACTGCGATTATGCTCCAAAACTTTGTGGCTATTGTGGAGAAGAATTACACGACGAAGATCCTGACGATTCACTTGAATTTTGTAGTGATGATTGTTGGAAGGGTTATGAATGGGAAACATTTAGAAAAGATTAATTAATTAAAAGAAAAAAATTATGTTTGGACGACAATATCCGATATGGAATAATATAACGGCATGTATATATAAATCAGGTGTCAGTTATGGTGTTAAAGACACAGGAGTAAATAATATAGTGGTAGGATCAAGTAGTAATAATTCACACGACTTTTTAGAAACAATAATAACTAGAAGATTTGAAACGCACAAAGGAAAACGATGTGTAGTGTTTTCTTTTTCGGTAGATAATGTTATTGTTAAAAAAATGATATTTAGTGTAGATAAAAAAGATAGAGCGGTAGAACCACTTAAAACAATAAGTAAATTAAATAAAATAAAATCGTTATGAGAATTAATTTAAAAAGCGAAAAAGATTTGCGGACAACATTATATGTCGCAAGAGAAAATAAAGGTCTTAATAAAAGACAATTACAACATGCTTTAGGTTGGAGTTATCCAACAATGTTAAAGTATTTAGAGCATCCATACCAATTAACAATTAATAAACTAAAATCAATATGTCGGGTGCTTGATATTGATTTTAAAAAAACTATAAATAAATAACAGAATTATGAGTATTAAAAAATCTATTGTTACCCGAGTAACAGGGAATGGAACTTGGGACGGAAATTATGGACTTATGTATAAGTTTGAAATTGAAATGGAAAATGGAGATATTGGGGAAAATCTTTCAAAATCTCAAGAATGTAAATTCAAAGAGGGAGAAGAAACCGAATATGAATTCACTGAAAAAAATGGGTATTTTAAAATAAAACCCGTTAGTAATTTTCAACCACGAGCAAATTATTCTACTAATGGATCCGATGTTCAGGATAATATCAGATTTGCACAGGGTTTGAATATCGCAAATCTTCAATTTTGTCATGGAGTAATAACTAAGGATCAAATTAATGAAGTTGCTTATGAAATGTATGAGATATTGAAAAAAGGACCACAAGAAAAATTACCTTTTTAATTATGAAAGCAATTTATTTAAAACACACGAAAAAGCCATCAAAGTATGGTGGCTTTTTCTACTACATATTCTGTAAAGGAGAGGACGGCAAATCTTATAGAACGTGTATAGGGGATAATTTTAGAAACTTTTTTAAATGGAAAAACATTTTACATCATGCAGAAAGTGGAGATGAATTGTTAAATTTACAAACCAAATTATTCAAAGGAAAAAAGATTATAGATGCCGATAGTAGTCCAACATTAAAAAAAATAGAACACAATGAAACAGACATATTTTCCACACGATAGTAATGCTCGTAATGATATTAAAATAATTAGATTACGAAAAAAATTAGGTTTAGAGGGGTATGGAATTTACTTTTGTTTAATAGAAATGCTGTTTGCAGATAAAAATATGTTATGTATAGATGATTACGAAACTTTGGCTTTTGCTTTACAATGTGATCCAAAAAAATTAGAATCTGTTATTAATGATTTTGATTTATTTACAATAACCGAAAATTGCTTTTATTCTGAACGATTAAATGAAACAATAGGGGAAATCATTAAAAAAAGTGTAAAAGCTCGGGAGAACGCAGAAAAACGATGGAATAAAGCAAATGTAATGCAATCGCAATCCAACAGCAATGCTATTAAATTAAATAAAAGTAAAACAAAAGAAATTAAAAAAGATGATATTCTTTTAAGGCTTGAAGCCTTTCAAAAACAAGTATTTAATTTTAAAGATATAGATTTAGAGGATCAAAAAGCATTTATAGATTACTGGACTGAACCTAATAAATCAGGTAGTAAAATGAGATTTGAAATGGAAAAAACTTGGGATCTTTCAAGAAGATTAAAAAGATGGACAAATTCATCATTTAATAAACCAAAAGAAAAAAAGTTTAAAGATTATTACGATGCTTTTTTTATGAAGAATCTACCGCCTGAACAACAAGTTGAATATACAAAACATTTAAAATCATTAGGTTGGGAAAGCACGTATTCTCCTAATGCAGGTCAAATATGGAAAAAGAAAAAATTATGAGCCAAGTATTTAGATTTTGTTGTAGATGTATTAGAATGTCATTAATTAAGGAAGGTAAATGTATATTCTGTAAAGGATCCTTTTATTCTAAAGGGGTAAAAGATGATATGCAAAAACACTTAAAAAAACGACATGAAAAAACACACTAAAATATATATGCAACATTTTGATTATTGTTTAGATGATGTAATTTTATGTGAATACTGTAATGCAGTTGCAGTAGACATCCATCACATAGAGCCACGGGGTATGGGGGGTAGTAAAACAAAAGATTTTATTGCAAATCTTGTGGCTTTATGTAGATCTTGTCATATAAAAGCAGAACAAAACAAAGAGTTTAATAAAAAAGTAAAAGAAATTCATTTGAAAAATATATGAAAGAACATGAATTGCAAAAGTCAATTATAAAATACTTGAAATTAAAATATCCTAAACTCTTATATTGTGCAAGTGTTGGTGGAGTTAGAACATCAATGCGACAAGCAATTAAAATGAAGGAAACAGGATATAAAAAAGGAATGCCCGATATATTTTTTTACGAACCCGTTGCTCCTTATCATGGTTTAGCAATAGAAGTTAAAATAAAAAAAGGTAGACCAACAAAAGAACAGTTGTGGTGGAGGGATCAGTTAAATAGTAGAAATTATATTTCTGAAATTACTTACGGATTTGATGAAACAATAAATGTAATAGAAAGGTATTTAAATGGGACAATATCAAAATTAAATAACAAAAAATGCAAGAAGAAATTAAAAAACTAGAAAAAGAACTAGAATGGTATAAAAATTATAGTGAATTTATTTATGTGAATTATTATAATCAAAATGAAGACGCATGTGAATACGCGGATCAAGTAACAACAGATTAAAAAATGAAAGTAAAACCAACATTTGAAAACACTAGACGAGGACGATTGTGGTGGAATTATGAAGATACTAACAACTGGTTGTTAAGAATTATATTAATAAATGGCAAAGAATATAATTTTATTTTAAGAGATTTGAAAAAAATTGAAAACCCTTTTAAGTTTTTTACAGACAAACAAGGGTTAGTAGCATACGAGGATTGTAGCCGAATTTCAAAAACAGAATATGATATGTTGAAAAATATAGGAACTCCAAGTATTTTAAATGTCGGAATTAGACGAATTTCTTAAATGTAATTACGAAAAATTACAAAAAACATCTACCACTATAACAGGTGGTAATTCTGATTCAGGAGATTTATTACATGAAACAATTTTGATCCTATATAATAAAATAGATAGAGGGATAATTGTAAAGCTAATAAATGAAAACAAGTTTATTTTTTTTATTGTAAGAATCATGGTAAATCAATATCATAGTAAAACTTCTCCATACCACAAAAAATATCGCAAGTATTATGAAATTTTAGACCTAAATATAGAATTAACAGGTTGGAAAGAGTATTATTTAAATATAATGCAATTAAATGGCATTAAACAAGCACAAGAGTTTGAAAAAAAATTACATAAAGCACAAAAAATTCTTAATAATTTAGATTGGTTTGATGCAGAAGTATTTAGAATTTATCACATGATGGGACATAGTTTGAACTCAATGGCTAAAGAAACAGGAATAAATAGAAATACATTATATAAATCAATTAAAAACGTAAAAAATAAATTAAATGATGAAAAATGAAGAAGATTTTATAGCAAACACATTTGTTGCAATAACTAGTTTAATAATTATAATTTTTTTAATAATAGCAATATGGTAGAAAAATCAAAAGGTTTGGGAGATGATATTTTCAAAATAACCCAAAAAACAGGAATTCACAAAGCGGTTAAAATAATTTCAAAAGCAATTGGAATTGATGATTGTGGATGTGAGGAAAGGCAAATGAAACTTAATAAGATGTTTCCAAGAATAAAAAACATTAAACCAATGAATGAAACACAAAAAAAATGTTTTGAAAGAATAATGGAAGAAGTAGAAAAAAATGGCAATAGATTAAATCCTGTAAATAGACAAGAATTAGGAATGATATATAGCGATTTATTCAAACAGCCTGCAGAGTGGAGCAGTTGCGGAAGTTGTAATAAAAAAACATTGGATAATTTAAGACGAGTTTATTTAAAAAGTTGTGAAAGATAAATATAACAAACATTATATAGGTGGTCAATTAATCATTTGGATAATAAATAAGATCAAAAAATGTATAACATAGAAAAGAAATACCATTTTTACGCAGGACATAGAAACGAAAATTTAAATGATAAGTGTAGTAATTTACATGGTCACACATATTATATAACAATGCAATTTGAATTTAATTATAATCCAAAAACAGGAATAACTTTTTTATTTAGCGATATAGATGATGTTGTGGATCCTATTATAAAACAACTTGATCATGGATTACTAATACATAACAACGATCCATTATTAAAATATCTTAACGATTTTATGAAAACAGAAAAAACATCTTTAAAATTAACTATAATGGAAGATGTTACTAGTGCAGAAAATTTATGCAAATTTATATATAATAAAGTATCAGAACACTTACCAATAAAGAAAATAACATTACAGGAAACGACATCAAGTATTGTGACATATGAAATTAGCAATTAGTGAACACTTTTTCTCTTTACAGGGAGAAGGTAAAACAATGGGTATACCTGCAGTTTTTTTAAGATTAACAGCATGTAATTTGATGTGTGGTGGTAGAGGAACTGAAAAGGATAAAAAACTACATAATGGAGCAACTTGGAGATGTGATAGTATAGAAGTTTGGAGAACAGGAAGAAATTTACCTATTGAAGAAGTAGTTGCAGAATTAATGGCATATGAAAAAGAATTTTATAATGGAGCACATTTAATAATAACGGGAGGAGAGCCATTACTACAACAAAAATCTTTAGAACCTTTTATTGAAATGTTGGTAGATTTTTTAGGATATAAACCTTTTATTGAAATAGAAACAAACGGAACAATAACACCAAAAGGAAAATTGTTTACTTACATAGATTTGTATAATTGTAGCCCTAAATTATCAAATAGCGGAGAAGATTTAAAGAGGAGATACAAGCCCGATACATTGAATTTTTTAAATTTAACAAGAAGTATATTTAAATTCGTAGTTAGTAGACAAGAAGACATGCAAGAGATATTAAACATAATAGATAAATGCAATATCTTTCCAAATAAAGTGTATTTAATGCCTTCTGCGAGCGATATAGACGAATTAAGTGATAATACCCCAGAAGTAGTAGAATTGTGTTTAAAACATGGTTTTAATTTTTCAACTAGATTACAAATAATAATATGGAATCAAACAACAGGAGTTTAAAGTGGGAAGAAATATATCTACAAATAGATAAAATTCTTAACCAATTAGAGAATAAAAAACATAAAGCATATGGAATACCAAGAGGTGGACAGGTGGTAGTTGGTATGTTGGGTTTTTGTAATGAAAAAATTCAGGTAGTAGAAGATCCTGAACAAGCAGACATTATTGTTGATGATTTATACGATAGTGGAACAACATATGAAAAGTGGAAAAAGAAGTATCCGAATGCTGATTTCTATTTTTTATTTGATAAAAGAGAAAAAGAATACAAAGGTAAATGGCTTGAATTTCCATGGGAGAATAGTGGAGATAAAGAAGTTGAAGAAAATGTTATACGATTATTAGAATACTTTGGAGAAGATGCAACAAGAGAGGGTTTACAAGATACACCAAAAAGATATGTAAAATTCTTTAAAGAGTTTTTAAGTCCTCCGAAATGGAATTGCACAACATTTGAAGGCGAAGGATATGATGAAATGATAGTTCAAAATAATATACCTTTTCACTCTTTATGCGAACATCATATTGCACCGTTCTTTGGACATGGAACAATAGCATATATTCCTAATAAAAGGATTGTCGGTTTAAGTAAATTGGCAAGAACATTAGAAACATTTGCGAGAAGATTACAAAACCAAGAAAGGATCACAATGCAAGTAGCAGATTTTTTAGAAAAAGAATTACAACCACGAGGAGTAGCGGTTATTTTAAAAGCTAAACATATGTGTATGGAAATGAGAGGAGTTAAAAAACATAATACATGGACTACCACCTCAATTATGAGAGGTATATTCAAAGAAGATGATAAAGCAAGAAACGAAATAATGCAAATACATAATAATAAATGACAAACATAATAGTTAAATTACAATATGCGGGTGTCCATTGTTGGGCAGATTGTCCACTTGAAGAAGTAAAGTATTTAAAAGATATGCACCGACACACTTTTTATATAACATGTAAAAAAGAAGTTAGTCATGATGATAGAGATATAGAAATTATAATGTTTAAAAACAAGATCCTTCAGTGGTTAGATAAAACATACAAATCAAACTTTGGAACAATGAGTTGTGAAATGATCGCAAGAGTTTTAATGGATCAGTTTAAATTAAATTATTGTAAGGTATTAGAAGATAACGAAAACGGAGCAGAAATTAAATTATGAAACTATTTTTAGCAGGAGCAGACATGGACTATCATATTGAGCCAATATACAAAGCGGGACATCCATCAATGCTTACTTCATATTGGAAACATAAAGATAAATTTTTACCTAGTTGGCTAGAATGGTATAATAAAACTAGAAATCTTGATTGGATCATGGATAGTGGATTGTTTACGATGATGTTTGGAGCAGGATCCGACAAAACATATACAGAAGATGATTTATTAGAATACACTTATAAATATCTAAAAGATTTAAAAACTATTAATTACAATCATTATATAGTGGAAATGGATGTGCATAAGGTTTTAGGATTAGAAAGTTTAAAAAGATTTAGAGCCATATTTAAAAAACATTATGATTTAGATAAAACAATTTATGTTTGGCATGTAGAGGAAGGAGAAAAAGGTTTTAGGCAATTATGTAAAAATTATCCATATATCGCAATTTCTGTTCCTGAAATGAGAATAGTGTTAAAAGGTAAAAGTAATATAGAAAAAACAATTAAGCAATTAGTGTTATTAGCTAATAAAATAAACCCAAATATAAAAATACATTTATTAGGCTGCACACAACAAAATTTAATGGAACAAAAAGGATATTATTCTTGTGATTCAACAAGTTGGATGAGTAGTGTTAAATATGGAACGGGTTTTTATTTTAATGGTAATAAAATAACAGGATTGAATATACATACTAATACTTGGAAATCGTATTTTAATAAATATAAACATATGAAATTTACAAGAGGAGAAAAAGATTATCACAGAAACTTATATTTATGTGCAAAAGCATACAATAAATTAAATAAACACATAAACAATAAGTATTACAATTATGAACCATTAAAAACAATAATATGAAAAAAGGATATGTAGATGTAGAAATAAAACAATTAGTAAAAGCGGATTGGAATTACAAAGAAGAAAACAAAATTCTAACTGAAAAATTAACTGAAAACATAAAAAGAAACGGACAAATAGAAAATTTATTAATTAGGGAATTAGATACAGGTTTTTTTGAAGTAGTAAATGGAAATCATCGTTTAGACGTTATGAAAGAATTAAAGCTAAAAAAAGCACATTGTTATAATTTTGGAAAGATAACACAAACTCAAGCAAGTAGAATAGCAATTGAAACTAACGAAACCAAATTTAAAAGTGATCCAATAAAATTATCTGAAATTATTACAGAATTAAATAATGAATTTGATATAGAAGAATTACAAAAAACTTTACCATATACAGAAGATGAAATAAAAAACATGTTAGAAGTAGGGGAGTTTAATTGGGATAATTTTGAAGTAGAAGATTTAAGCGATACATTTAGTGATGATAAATTTGATAAAACTATAAATGTAAAAGTATCAGAAGAAACATATAAAAGATGGCTAGAATTAAAAATGAAAATAAAAGATGTTTTAGGATATGATAATGAAAGTAAAGTAATGGAGTTTGCTATAATAGAAACATTAAATATACCAATAGAATCATTAAAATAATTATACATTATTACACACATTAAAAAAAGGATATGGAAATAATAAAACACTTGTTTGGTTTTTGTGGGGAACCACATATTAATATAATTACAATAATTCTAGGAACACCGATTGTTTTATATATAACACACTACTTAAAATTATTTAAATAATGGCTAATAAAGACAAATACACATTAGAACAAATTAAAGACGCAATTCAAAAAGCGGGTGGTTTTATATCAATAGCATGTAAAAGTTTAGGATGCACAAGAAAAACAATATATAATTACATAGAAAAATATCCTGAATTAAAAGACACTTTAATAGAAATTAGAGAAAGTTATCTTGACATAGCAGAAGCATCATTAATACAAAAGGTTAAAAAAGGTAATACTCCTGAATTATTATTCTATTTAAAAACAATAGGAAAAGCAAGAGGTTATGTTGAAAAACAACAACTTGATCTTACAAGTGGAGAAGAACAAATAAACAAAATAGAAATTGAAATCGTTAAACCTAAAAGCGACTAATGTATTTGAAAAAAACTATAATGCTAAAACAAAAATAGTTGTAAATCAAGGAGGAACAAGAAGTGGAAAAACATATGCGATATTACAATTATTATTAATACAAGCACTAGAAGGAAATAATAAACTATTTACAGTAGTAAGAAAATCATTTCCAAGTTTGAGAATATCAGTGTTAAGAGATTTTATTAATCTCCTAACCGAATATGGTTTATATTCAGAAAACATACATAATAAGTCAGAACAGGTATTCACATTTGGAACAAATAAAATAGAATTTATTTCATTGGATCAACCTCAAAAAAAGAGGGGTGCAAAACGACACACTTTATTTATTAATGAAAGTAATGAATTATCATACGAAGATTATTTTCAGTTGATTATTAGAACGACAAATAGAGTATATATGGACTTTAATCCAAGTGATGAATTTCATTGGATCTACGATAGAGTTTTAACTAGAGATGATTGCACATTTATTCAATCTACATACAAGGATAACCCGTTTTTAGAAAAAACATTAATTGATGAAATTGAAAGGCTAAAAGATACCGATGAAAACTATTGGAACATTTATGGTTTAGGAGAAAGAGGACAATCACAGGCACTTATATTTCCAAATGTTAAAACAATAGAAAAAATTCCTGAAAATGCAAAACACTTGGTGTATGGTTTAGATTTTGGTTTTGCAGTTAGTCAAAGCGCTTTAATACAAATTTTTAAAAAGGATAACAATTTATATTTTAATGAATTAATTTATGAACGAGGACTTACTAATAATGACTTATGCGACAAATTTTTATCTTTGGGGATTGATAGACGAGCACCAATATATGGAGATTCTGCAGAACCTAAGTCCATTGAAGAAATTTATCGCTTAGGATGGAATATAAAACCAACATCAAAGGGAAAGGATAGTGTAAGCATGAGTATTGATATATTAAGACGATATACATTACATGTAACAAGAAAAAGCCATAACTTATTAAAGGAGTTTAGAACGTATAAATACGAAGTAGATAAGGAAGGTATTATATTAAATAAGCCTATTAAAAAAGATGATCACGGATTAGATGCAATAAGATACGGGTGTTTAATGGTTCTAGCAAAACCAAATTTTGGAAAGTATTATATTAACTAAAAACAAATAATTAAAAATTATATTTATTAAAAATGAAAAAGATTAAAATTAATGTTCCTACAAAATGGGAAGATATTACGATTAAACAATACAATGATTTTATAAAGTTGTTTGATAGCAAAAAATCGGATAGAATTAAATCTTTAGAAGGAGTATCTATTTTCTGTAAAGTGCCCGTAAAAACCTTAAAAAAGGTATTTATGAAAGATATTGAAAAGGCTTACAGTTTAATAGTTAAAATGACAAATACAGGTAGAGAGAAAATAGAAATGAAAAAGCATATAGAGGTGGAAGGAAAAACATATTCTTTAATACCTAATATGTCAGAAATGAGCACAGGAGAGTTTATTGATTTAGAACATTATTGCGATGAAAATTTAAACAATAATCTACATAAATTAATGTCTATTTTATATAGACCTTTGGTAGGAAAGGTAGATAAATTTGGTAGATATGAAATAGAGCCATACGATCCTGATGAAGAAAAAGATAAAAAAATGTTAAACTTAACAATGGATATACCTTTTGGAGTTCTTGATTTTTTTTTTCGTTTAGAAACGAAACTTTTAGCAGATTCGAACAATTATTTGGAAAAGTTGAAGTAGTGCAAAATGCAGGAACAAAAGAAGAAAAAATAATAACAACAGATGATAGATACAAAGAAAAATGGGGGTGGTATCCGATTTTGTTTGAATTAGCTAATAATGATATTTTAAGAATGAATGAAGTTTCAAAAGTTCCTATATATCAAGCACTAACATTTTTATCTTTTAAACAAGACAAATTTATATTAGATAGAGAAAAATTAAATAAGAAATAAAATGCCTGGAGTTCATAATCAACTTAATGATTTACCATTAACGCAAGTTTTAACCTATATACAAAGATGCGGACAAGAAGACGGAATGAAATTTATTTTCGGTCCTATCACAGAAATTGATTTAGAAAACTTACATCGTGATACATATCCATTAGTGTATTCAGAATTAACTAGTGTGAATTTATATAGTGGTTATACAACTTACACAATTGATATTACAGTATGCGATTTGGATGATGGAGATATACAGGGAGTAAATACAGCACCTAATAAAAAACCACTATTAGTAGAGCCAAAAGGAAATAGAACATATCAATTAAGAAACTTATTAGATTTTACAAAAAGAATGATAGGTAAATTAAAACATGGAGGAGCAACTTCAGAAGCGGCACAAGATAGTGTTATTCCTGTTTTTGAATATAATGTAGTAACACCTATAAATTTAACTCCATTTATAGCTAGTTTTTCAAATCAAGTTATAGGATATAATTTTTCTTTACAAGTAGAAACAACATCAGGACTAAATGCAATTAGTAAGGATGATTCAGATAATACAACAAAAGTAATAATAGATAATAATTGATATGAGTGATTTTCCTGAAGTGTTTAAAGTTTGGGCAGAATTTGGAAAAAAACAAATTCAAAATGCAAGAGCAAATTTAACAAGATATAATAAAAAGGGAAGTGGATCCTTATATAATAAAATGGACTTTAGAGTTGATGGAGATTTTGAAGATGGTATGTCAATTGTATTCACGATGCCTAATTATGCAAAGTTTGTAGATATTGGAGTAAAAGGAACAAAAAACGAAAAGAAACAAAAACTAACACCACTTTCACAATCATTATTTAATGTAAATAAAACACCTACATTTAAAAAGAGCAAAAAAATGATACCACCAAAATCATTAATATCGTGGATAAAATCAAAAGGCATAAAAGGTAGAGATGAAAAAGGAAGATTTATAACACATCAATCATTATCGTTTGCGATGGCTATTGCAATACATAAAAGGGGTTTAGAAGGAACAGAATTTTTTAGTAGACCATTATTAAAAAACATGGAACAATTTAAAAAAGATATTGCAGATGCTTTTGCAAAAGATGTAGAAAATTACTTAAAAATAGAAGACAAATAATATGGCTTTAAGAATAAATCAAATACCAATAGACGATGAATATAATAGCACATCAGGAGGAACAGAAACGGGGGAAGTATATGCTATAAATTCAAAATCTTTTATGCCTATTACAGGACAACAAACGACTGATATGTCTAGTAAATTTAGGTATAAATTAGTATTAAAAATATATGATTCAACAGGATCAACTTTACATGCGACTTTTAAACAAAGACCAAATACTTTTAGCACGACATCACCGACTGCAATTTTTGACATTAGAGGAATTTTAAATTCATTGACTTCATTTACTTATTATTCACAATCGGCAGGACAAGATCCTAATAATGAACCTCCTATTCATGAAATAGGTATGTATAGCACAACACTTATTTCAAGAAATAGCGGAAATTATATAACATTTAGAGCAAGATTAAGTGAAGAATATAGCGAAACACAGAATGGAGATTTAGTAGAAAATAATGGACCACAGGTTACTTTAGCAGCAGTAAAAACAGCATTTGATCAGTTTAATTATTGGGGAAATACTTATGCTTTTCCTGATCAATTTCAAGCAGAAAAATATCAACAAACATATTTTGATAGAAGATTTTTGTCTGTATTACCTGCGTCATACAATAAACAAAATATATACGATTACAGAAAAGGTTGTTTAAACGAAAATGGAGGTGTTTTAACAGGATACATACAATACGTAGAAAGATATTATGATCTACATACATTAGCCTTATGGAATAGAGGAAATGGATATACATATGTAAATCATATAAAATTCACATTTCGTAAAAAAGATGGAACAAAATGTAAAATTTCAGGAACAGATTTTACAGATGTTTACTTTCAAATAAATGACTCAAACGGTGCTTTTCCTTATGCCACAACAAATCAAACAGATGCAGATAGTTTGATATTTGTTGGTGTAGGTGGTAGAAACATAAGAGGAATGAATGCACAAAGTCATTATGTAAATTTATACGATGAAGAAACAGGATTATTTACATCTACGAATACAGTAGATTGGGGACCTTTTGAACATGAAGAATACGATTATTATGAAGTGTCAGGATGGAGTGCAGTTGGACAAAATGCAAATATACAACAAAAAACAAAAGTTTATTATTTCGTTCACGATGATAACAAAAATTGCAAAGGAGAAGAAGTAATTAGATTAGGATGGATTAATCATTTAGGAACATATGATTATTTTAATTTTACAGGAAGTTGGACAGAATCATGGGAAACAAAAACCAAAGGAGTAGAGCCTGTTGTTGGAGCAGACAGTTTAAGTTCAGATAGATATAGAATAAGACCTTTAGATGGAAAAAAAGCGGTCACTTCCGTAATGACAAGAAAAGCAAAATTAAGAACGGGAGAATTATCAGAACACGAAAATATATTGATTCAATCTTTATTATCATCTCCTGAAGTATTTTACATATTTAGAGAACAACAAGTGGAATACGATTACGGTGGAATAAGTAAAAAAACCATGTCACAAAGGGTTTATATAGAAAAACAATCATACACAAAACAATATAAATCAAAGAAGGATAAAGTTAAATATGAAATTGACATTTGTTTTTCTAATGCAGTATTAACAAACACAATATAGATGAAACCTGTAATAAAATTAGTTGCATATAGAAAACAAACTCTAGCTGAAAATTCACATAAAGCATATGAGTTAGATTTAATGGAAGATCCTAATATCTCAATAAATTATAAATTTGCGGATATAAAAGATCCTAGTAAAAGACAATCAAGCTATTCACAAACATTTAGATTACCATTTACCGATATTAATGATGAGTTTTTTTCATTTTGGGATTCAACTATTGTTGGTGGAGAAGAAGTTTCATCTTTTTCAACAATGACCACAGTTAGTGCAGAAATGTATCTTAATGGTGCAGTTCAATTGAAAGGCAAATTAACTTTAAAATCTAAACACAAAAAAGCTAAGTATTACGAAGTTTTATTATTGTCTGATGTAGCAGATTTATTTTCTTTAATGGGAAATAAAACACTACAACAATCGTGGGCAAATGTTACAGAATACAATCATGACTTAACCTCTACAAACATTACTAATACATGGAATAATACAATGCCTAGTAATTTTGTTGATATTGTTGGAAGTTGTTGTAAAATAGTATATCCTATATCCAGTAATAAATTTCCTTTATTATACAATCCTGATGATTTTTTAGGAAATGATGGTTCAAATACATCGTATCAAGTTTGGGATGATACTGCGGCAGGAGGGGCAGGAGCATATGTAGATGTTTTTGGTTATTCTCCACACAAATTATTTTTAACAGGATTAAAGCCTGCAGTTCAATTACGAACAATGTTAGAAGTATTATTTCAATCACATGGTTATACGTGGACATCGTCATTTTTTGATAGTGTATATTTTAGAAGATTATACATGACAACATGTAATTGGATGGAAGGAGAAGGAACACATGCGGCATTAACTAATCCCTCAACCGCACCACCAATGGTAGATGCTTGTAGAATAGGGCAAAGAAAAATGCAAATAATTTATTCTCCAACACAGGGTAGTTATAATTTAGATCCTAACACGCTACAAAGAGCGGGGGGTGCAATGAATAATCTTTCCATTGATAATTTAGATAATAATTGGTATACAAGTTCTGTAAAATGGGATACTATTCCTATAAACGATCCTGATGGAGTTCTTTTGTCCAATACTTTAGTAAATGATGGAGCACTAGCAACTTTGCCATCGGGTTCATCTGCAGTTACAACAACTGATGGTGGTATATTTTTTCCTGATGGATCGGGTAGTTCTGTTGATGGAGGTGGGGATATGCAGTGGGAATCATCAGAAATATATCAACTAAATGAATTAAAAATTAAGTTTGATAGTCACATATGTTTAATAACTGTTTTAGGTGGCGATTGCGACGAATGTGGAGGAAGTGGATATGGAACAAACGATGTAAATATACCCTACACAGATTATGAAAGTAATTTAAGCGGTGCATTTAATTATAATAGAAGATTAGGAGTTCAATTAGTAATTTACAATCAAGATGGTGTTAGGGTAGCCATTTCGCCTATTCAAAGTGTTAATTATCCAAAAGGAAATGTCCAACACACATCGGCAAATTTATGTAATCAAGATCCTCCTGTTAGTTTTAATAGAACATTAACTAGTGGATCTCAAGTTCATTGTGACGATGTTACGGGTAATCTTTCAGATGCTCCATGGATACCAATAAACTGGGAATTTTCAAACGAATATGCAATAGTTCAAGAAGGAGATAAATTAAAGCCAAAAATTAGAGTAGGTATATGGAATGGATCAAATTGGAATACAAATGACTTTTCAACTTTTAATTGGTTTGTAATAGATGATGGAGATCAAGAGGGTAGAAATTGTGCGTGGTTTTGTAGGAAAAATGAAATGGTTGGACAAAACAATAGTGATTATGGATATGACACATCATTACCAATACCAATTGCAATTTTAGGTGCTCCTGAAAATTATGGAGGAGTAAATAATTTTGGAGTTGTTGGGACAATAGATGGTTACGAAGTAAGAACAATGCTAACTTTTTATAGGGAATTTGCGGGAACAACAGTCAATCCATATGGACAACAAGTTAGTATTCATAATTGTTTAGATCCTGAAATAACACAAGCATCGTTTTTAAAAGATTTAATAGGTAGATTTAATCTAGTGATTCAGTCGGATCCTAATAGTTCAACAAACTTAATAATAGAGCCAATGCAAGAATTTTTGCTTGAATCTAATATGACAAAAAAAGATTGGACAAAAAAAATAGATAACGAAAAAGAAACAATAATAAAACCTACAACGGAGTTAAGATTTAAAGAAATTCATTTAAAAGATTTACCCGATGAAGATTATTTTAATAGGCATGTAAAACAAGATTTTCCTGAAGAATTAAGTCCTTATGGAAGATACGATGCTGTATATAGTTTTGATACATATACATCAGGACAAAACCAAACTAACACACCTATATTTTCTCCATATATAGTTGATATTATAAGAGATGAATTTGTGCCTTATTACGACACATATTTATTTAGAGTTTTATTACATAAAAATTATTCTTATACAGAAGAAGGTCAAATGGACTTTCCTGCGACTAATCCAAAATTATTTTATTACGGTGGTAGCCCTGTAAATGTTGTAGATCAGGGTGGATTATATTACATGCATTGGGTAGATGAAAGTGGAGCACCACAAGTTGGACAATACGATGAATATCCGTTGTGTAGTGTTTTTGAAGTAACTGCAGATAATACCGCATATTCAAATACAACTCCATTACAACCCGATGGTAAAATTTTATTGTGGAGAACAAATTTTCCTATAATAGCACAAAATCAATTACCAATAAATACAAATTATCCTGGAACACCACCAATTAATTTGAATGGATATTACAACACATATTGGAGAGATTATTTAAATAGTTTATACCACCCTGATAGTAGGGTTATGATACGATATTTTCATTTAGATGAAATAGATATAGCACAATTTAAATTTAATGATGAAATTTTTATTGAAGATTCATGGTGGAGAATAATTGAAATATCTAATTATCAAGTCGGAGCAAAGGCATCTGTAAAAGTAACATTAGTAAATATAGTCCTAACTAATAGGAGAGAATTATCTACATGTGGTTATTCTCCTCAACTTAATCCAGATGGATCAATCTTTTATGTAGGACAAGACACAGGAAGTTTTATTGTAGCTTTAGCTATACCCTATTGGATCCCTGATGGTGGTGGTTCTCCAACTGTTTTTGTAGATGATCCTGAATGTTGTTTAGAGGGGAATGGGACACCGATTGAATCTAACAATGGACTTTATTTTTGTATGGCTTATGAAGAATAATTAATATGGCAAAAAACAAAACAATTACGGGAAATGCATGGTATAGAAATATGGAAAAGAGAATTCCAATTCTAACCGAAAAAAGTAGTAGGTATTTAAAGCCTTATGGTTCTGCAATAGATAGAACACCATTATTTAAACAAACCGCAGAATCTAATGTTTCACAATCTTATTACAAATCAAATAATCCTTATACTTCTCCTATTTATAGAGAATCACACACAACACAATTATTTGCAACCACTTTAGAAAAACCACCTGCACAAGTAGATAATTTTAGTGGCTCATCAGTATTACAAGCCACAAACGATAGTTGTGGAAATTTCTGTGTTTTTCGTTCTAGTGGTATTTTAAAAATTTCAGGTAAACTAACTGTATCAGTAGTTGGTGGAACGAGGGGAAATATAGGAGAAATGTCTATTCAAGAATTCTTATTTATAGTAAAAAGAGTAAATGGAAATTATACTGTAACTAAAGCAAATACAAATGGATATTCTCATGGACAGAAAATTTTATATGCAGACACTAACATAGGATCATGTATTGTAAAGCCCTTAATAAATGATAAACCAAAATCTACATTAAGTCCTAACCAACAAAAAGGAGGAGTATATTTAAAAGTTTATTCACAAAACCCTAACCAAATTTGTAACTGGATTGCGGATGTCAATTTTGATTTTCAAGAATTAGATTTCAATTTGAGTGTTGGGGGTAGAGCAGTATTTCAGGACGAAACTGATATATTTTTAAATTCAAAAACAAACAGTTTAAAAGATTCTTTATTATGGAATTAAAAGACAATATAAATGCAATAGGAAAATCTTTGTTATATCAAATAAAAATAATAAACAAAGTAGAATTATATGGAAGAAAAGAATATGATTTTTTATATGGAAAAAACAACAAAATAAAAACATTTAGAAACTTTATTAAACAAATAAAAAGAGCATGGAACAAGTAGATTTTAGAATGAATTTAGATACGGGCGATGCTAATAAAAAGCTAGACGATATAAAAGACGGAATAGACGAAATAAAAGAGTCCTCCAAAAAAACTGAACAAGCAACAGGCGGTTTAGCAAAAGGTTTCAAAGGAGTGGGTTTAGCAATGAAGGCGGCAGGATTTGCAATTATAGTTCAAATAGTAGGCAAATTAACCGATGCCTTAATGAAAAACCAAGCGGTAGCAGATGCAGTAGAAACAGTATTCAATTCTATTGGTGTTGTATTTAAAATGGTTTCAGATACTTTAGTTTCAGTATATAATAAAGTGAGTGAAAATTCTGCAAATTTTGATGCTTTAGGAAGAATACTAAAAAACATAATGACAGTTGCATTAACTCCAATGGAATTAGCTTTTCATGGATTAAAATTAGGTATTCAAAAACTTGCTTTAGCATGGCACAAATCTCCATTAGGAAGTGGTGATCTAACTAAAATTAATGAATTACAACAGGGGGTAGATGATTCAAAAGCAAAAATAAAAGAATTAACAGATGAATTAGTCACTGCGGGACAGGGTATAGTAGATGATTTTAGTGAAGCAGTAGGAGAAATTAAAAACATATCTACAATAGTAGCAGACGAGTTTAAAAATACATTTGAAGGAGTAACTGTAAACAGTATAATAGAACAAGGAAAAGCCATTACAGAAACCAAAAAGAATTACGGACTTTTGGCTTTAGCACAACAACGATTAGTTGAACAATATGATCGTGAAGCAGAAAGTCAAAGACAGATTAGGGATGATGTAAGGCTAACAATAGACGAAAGAATTGCGGCAAATGACAAATTAAATGAGATATTAGAAAAACAGGCACAAGCAGAAAAAGATGCCATAAATGCCCAAATATCTGCAGTAAGACAATTAAATGCTTTAGAGGGAGAAACACCTGAAAGATTAGAAGAATTATATGCACTAAAAACAGAATTAATTGGAATAGATGCAAAGATAACAGGAATGCAATCTGAACAAAAAACTAATGAAGCGGCACTACAAGATGAAAGGATTGCAAATATGCAGGAATTAACTGCGATGGGACAATCTGAATTAGACAAACAATATAGTGCAATAGAAGTTGATGCGGAAAGAAAAAGGGAATTAGCTAGACGAACAATATCGGACAAACAACAGTTGGAAGATATGTTATTAAAAATTGATCAAGATGCGGCAAATCAAAGAAGAAAAATAGATCAAGCGACAATGGATGCTAAATTAGGAATTGCAAGTCAAATGTTTGGAGCATTAAGTAGTTTAGCAAAAAAGGATAGTAAAGCGGCAAAAAAATTAGCAGTCGCACAAGCATTAATAAATACATATCAGGGTATAACAAAAGCACTAGCATCAGGACCGCCACCATGGAATTTTATACAAGCAGCAGCGGTAGGTTTGTCGGGAATGGCTAGTGTTAGAGATATTATGTCTACAAATGAAGAAGGAGAAGAAACTGCGGATGATCCTGCACCAACAGGAGGATCGGGACCACCTGGAATTGGACCATCAAATCAACCTTCAATGACACCTAATTTAATTGGTGAAGCATCAACAAATCAACAAGATTGGGAACCTGAGCCTGTTCAAGCATATGTAGTTACAAACGATATTTCAGAAAGTCAAGCGCTACAAAATGAAGTAAACGAACAGACAACAATGTAAACAAATGATTAGAAATTATATTTAGTAAAAATAAAGCAAATGAAAATAGTAGAATTAGTAATAGATGAGAACGAAGAACAGTTTGGAATACAGGCAGTATCGTTAGTTGAAAACCCCGCAATAGAAGAAAATTGGGTAGCCTTATCAAATGATAAGTTTATTTCAATGGCTAAAATAGATGAAGACAAACAAATTTTAGTTGGACCTGCATTGATCCCAAATAAAAAAATACCAAGAATAGATGGAGAAACTAACGAAGAGTATTTAGTTTTTTTTAAAGAAGATACAATTTACAAAGCACAAGAATTGTTTATGAAAACTTTAAAAAATAATAATGCTACATATGAACATAAAATGGAAATCGGTGGAGTTAGTGTTATTGAAAGTTGGATAAAAGAAAGCAAGTTTGACAAGTCGGAAGAATATGGTTTTAAAGAATTACCAATAGGGACGTGGTTTATAAAAATGAAAGTTGATAATTCAGATGTTTGGGAGCAAGTTAAAAAAGGTAATATAAAAGGTTTTTCTATTGAAGGGTATTTTGTTGATTCAGTAGTAAATATGCAAAAAGAAGAATGCGAAACATGTGATGAAGTAGAAGTAATGGATGATATAAAATCTGTATTAATGAACGCAGAATTACGACCTGACATGACTTTGGACGGTGTGCCTGTTTATAAAGATATAGAAAAAGCAGAATTATTTGGACAATTATTTTACGATTGTGTTGGAGCACATGCACACGAAATTGATGGACAAACATATTACATGGCTTGTAAGGATCATACCATGTTAGCAAAAAAAAGAAAAGAAAAAATTGAACACTATAAAGAGGTTTTAAAAACTAAAAACAACTTTAAAACATCGTATGATATTTGGAATAATTATATGAATAAATAAACAAACTGAGTAATAATATATTTAAAAGAAATAATGAAATGACTACAATTCAAAAAATCAAAAAACTATTAAACCTTTCAAAAGGTAAAACATACAAAATTGAATTATATGCAGAGGCTGTCCTTGATGATGGTAGAGTGATTGCAACAGAAGACGATGAAATGGCTATTGGAAGTAGTGTATTCGTTATTGGAGATGATGGCAGTGCTCAACCTTTAGAATCAGGAACATATACATTAAAAGATGGAACGTCAATAGAAATTGTTGATTCTAAAATTTCTGTTTTAGGAGAAGAAGAAAATGAAGAAGAAAAAGAAGAAATGTCAGAAACAGAATTGAGAGCAGATGAAGAAGCACCTAAAGTAGAAGAAGTAATTGAAGCAGAAGATGATGTTTCAGAAGAAATGGCAAAAAAAATATATGAAGAAACTCCCGATGAAGTGACAGAAGAATTATCTTCTGAGATTGCTAAAATGGTAGTTGCTTTTATAGAAGAAAAAGCGATGGAAGAAACTCCTGAAGAAGACAAAGAGGAGTTATCTGCAATAGAAAATTCAGAACTAGTTTCAGAATTAGTTAATAAAATTGATGAATTAGAATCTAAGTTAGAAGATTCTCCTGCATCAGAGGGTGTGAAGGCGGTTCCTGTTGAATTGTCTGAATATGCTCATTCAAAAGTGGATCTAACAACAATGTCGGTAGCAGAAAGGCAACGACACTATTTTAATAATTAAATTTTAAAGAATAATAAAATGGCTAAAAATTATAATTTAAACAAGATGTCGTTAGCAAAAAGATACGAATTTGCAAATCCTGATATTCAGGGCGATACTTATGCGGGTGAATTGTCGTTACCTTATTTAAATGCGGCACTAAAATCTAATGATACTATTGCAAAAGGTTTTGTTAGAACTTTAGATGGTTTGACTTCAAAAGCAGTAATGATAAGAATGTCGTCTACGGCTTTAATTGGAGCGGCAAATTGTGATTGGCAGAATGGAGATGATTTCCAAACAAATGAAGAAACTATCACTTTGAACGATTATCAAGTAAATCAAAAATTATGTCGTTCAACTGTATTTCCAACATGGATTGGACAGGGAATGGATAGAAATGGTAATCTACCTCAAACATTTGAAAAGTATTTATTAGAATTTACTGCGGCAAAAGTGGCGGAAGAATACGAAACTAATTTGTGGATGGGATCTGCAAATGGTATAGGTTTTGTATCTAACGATGGAAACTTTGATGATACAGGTATAGAGGCATCAGCTTGTAAAGATTTTGCAGAAGTTGATTTTGCAAATGCACCTGCAGTTGGAACAATTATTGGTTTAATGAATGATGTTCTTAATCAAGCATTAACTACTAATAGTGCAATGGTAGGAAAAACAGGTTTTGGTTTCTATATGAATACAGGAACATATGCCCTATATGCACAAGCACTAGCAAACGCAACTACTTTCCAAGCGTTGGGTGCGGCGGCAAATTTTGACAATCTTACGTTCATGGGGTATCCAATTTATGTTTGTCCCGGAATGCCAAACGATTGCATAATAGCAACTTATCCTGAAAACTTAGTTGTAGCATCTAATGTTGGAACGGATGTAACTTCTGTTCAAATTATTCCTAC